TTGCCGCAGACTTCTCGGTTTGAGATTACTGTGTATGTCATGTGGTTCTCCTTATCCCCAGATTGTTAGGCGGTATCGGTAAGAGAGAAATGTGACTGATTGCGAATCGTATGTTCCGGACTCTGCGCCTACTACTCGCAATGTCTGGCATGTTCCGCCAAGCGTTCTATCTCCCTCTATTGCTGTCTTGATAGATGTTGCTCCTGTGCCTGCAAGGTATCCATCTAGCTTGTCCTGGCCTGCTCGCTCTGAGAAGCGTTGGACAATCACATAAATATCTACATTCGCCTGATCTAATCCCCGGGCGTTATCGATATCGAATGTGAAATCTAATTGACCGACGACGGCGCATGGCGGTGTTAGTGGTTCTGGAATTACTTCGTAAACTCGAAGTCCTGAAATTGTTTGCAGTCTTGTCTTTAACGCATCGCGGACTTGGCTCGGTTGCATTGGCATTATTTGGCCAGCCCATTGTTCTTGCGGAATGGTCGAAGCAAGGCTTCAACGTCTGCGTCTAGTTTTGCGGTAAGGCGCACTGTGCCTAAGTCCGGGCTTCCTGCAATTCCGAATGGTGATTGGCGGCGTGTAAACAAACGAGCTGCCTGGATCAAGGTTGCCATGTTGATCTCGGCTGGTGTTGCTGTCCATCCCCAGACGCCAGTGATTCGGCAAGATTGTGGTAAATAATACGGCCAAACGTATCGGCCGATTGCAAGGATTCGGTTTACTGGCCATCCGCGCTGTGGGTTATTTACTGGCTCGAGCATGTAGTCGCTGGTCGACCAGACGGTATCCCATGTCTGGTTGAAGTTATCGTCTGTGGCGACTTCGGTAATCGAAACGCTGTCGTCCATGTTCATTGTCCAGGGATCGAGTGGGGTGTAATAACGGGCCACCGGTGATTGTGTGGTTCCGTTTCGATAAAAGAAGCGCCCGGTGTAATCGTCAATCATGCGGCTGGTTGCTGTGATCGCTGCTTCGAGTGGGGTATCGTCGACGCTGTCTGTGATCGCAAGCGATGCCTTTAATTCGGCAAGTGTGCAATAAGCATTAGTTAGGGCCACGCTTCGTCCTTCTTTCCGGTTTCGGCAGCATTGCGCGTTCTAGTTTGGGATCGGCGGTTGCTGTTTCCTTTACCGGCTTTCGCCGGATCTTCTTAATCTTTCCAAATATCATGATGAACCTCTTCCATCCAGAAGCTCTTCTGGTGCGGCAATATTGCGGCTGTGTTCACATGGATCTTAAATCCGAGAGCTTTGGCTCTTCTGCAGAATAATAAATCTTCCCCGATCCAATCTCCATTTACTGGCCCATCCCAGAACCAGCACCATTCTGTTCCCTGGTTTGAATCTGCGACTTCGCGCATCTTCTCTAGAACGCTTCGGTGGATGAGCATGCATCCGGTTCCTGCTGCGTCAATTTCGAAGACCGCGTTCTTGTCATATTTGTAAAGTGGAAGGAAGCCCTGATCTGAATCTTGAAATATGCAGGGGACTGGTTTTGGGTAAGGCTTGCCTGGCACTCCAAATCCTGCAAAGACAAGGCCTGCGACGATTGGGCGTTCTTTGTCGTGGGCTGTGTCAATCAATGCGTCGAATGCTTGCGTCGTCAATTGCTCGTCTGAATCCAACATAAGAAGCCAGTCGCTGTCTGTGTTGTCTAGAAATTGTTTGACCACTCGGTTGCGTTGCTTTGATAAAAGTCCGGAACCTTTAATTCTTACAAATGGCCCGAGCCTGCTGCTTCTTGCTTGAGCGAGCTGAATAAGCCGGTATGCGAATGATCCGTTTACGGATCCTGGATCGCATGAACCGATTGTTACTTTGTGTCCTGTTTTCATTTATTTCCCCCTGTTTGGAAGTGCAGGACGAGTGACTCGGGGGGTGGGCCACTCGCCCTGCACAATTTAGTGCTGGCCTTCTATTAGAAGGTTGGTGCGCTTAGACCTGTGCCTGAAATGATTGAGGCTGCAAGTGGGTAGCGCTCTGCTGTGAATGCGGCGTATCCGTAAACAACAGACTTGATTGTTAGGTTGCCAGCGCCAGTCGCGTCGAAACGAAGTGCGAATGGTGATCCTGGTTGCTCCCATAGATGAGCTTCGCTTGCTGTTACGCAATAGATTTCATCTTGGTTTGTTGTTGTTCCGTATGTTGTGCCGATGTTTGCATCGGTGATGATTGGAAGTCCGAGCATCTGGTATCCGGAGTTTCCGTATGCTGGTGCTCCGCCAACGCCTACTGCGTTATATGCGCCGTTTGCTGCTGGCACAACTAGTGGACGATTTGTGCTATCCACAGCTGCGAGTAGAAACGCAAGGCGACGTGGGTGAACTACCCAGTGTGTTGGTGAAACGAATGCGTTTGTCTGGATTTGCTGAATTGCATCAGCAAGCTTTGGATAAAGCAATCCGACTGTTGGTGCTGTTGATGTAAATGTTACGGCGTTTCCACCTGATGCACGTAGACCCTTGATTGTGCCGGCTGTGCCTGCACCGTTCAGGATTTGTGCGTCAAGTGTTGTATGCCATGACTTGATCAAGTCAGCGATTACGAATGAATCGATGCCTGTTCCGCGCTCTAGTGCTTGGCGAGAGACATCTTGTTGTCCAGCAATTGTGCGGACGTTGATTGTTAACAGGGTGTCGTCAATATCTGTTTCTGATACTGCGTCGTTCTGTGTAACTTGAACGGCTGTTGATGATCCTGTTGTCATGCGAGAAATGTTCAGGGTCATTCCACTTGGTGGAAGTGCCATCTTGTTTGTCGCTGCATCTGCGAATGGACGGCCTGCGCGTGCAAGTGGAGCTGCAAGGTCGACTAGGTATTGTGGAATAACAAGACCTTCGAATTGTGGAGTTCCAACATCGCGGCGTTCAATTGACTCTTCACGCATGTGGCGTGCAAGGCGTTCATTTGCTGCGTAGTCATTTGAGAATTGCGCATTGAATGCATCCTTCACGAATGATGCACCTGAGTTTGCTGAGTATGTGCGCTCTTCGCGTGTAACTGTTGCGCCGCCTGTGGTGCGTGGCATTACAACATCTGAAACTGCTGAGCGGATTTCAGATGCTTTTGCATCTGCATCTGCTTGAGTTTTCATCTTATCGATTTTTGTATCGAGTGATCGTGATTCTTCAACAAGTGAATCTACCTTTTCGGTTTCTTCTGTTGTTAGGTCAGTGCGGTTCTCTTCTGCTACTGCTTCGAGAACTGCGTCCATCTCTGACTTGACTGCATCACGACGCTCGATCAATTTGTCAAGGAAAGATTTTGACATGTGTTGATCTCCTTCTGATTAGGGTTTGGATCAAAGTGGTGTCACTTTTTCTCGCGGCGCATGTTGGGTGCGAGAGGCGCTCCGGCTTTGTATCTGCTGATTGCAGCAGAATTCTACTTGGTATTGTTTACGATTGCTTTTGCAAGTCTGAGTGAAATAGATCGAGCAGCTTCTTGTGGAATCACTTCGCTTGCTGGCATCAATTCTATTTCTGGATCTTCTATTTCAATTGCTGGGACTAATGTGTCAAGTCCGAGCATAACTTCAAGCATTGACTTTCCTTCTTCTAGGTAGTCGTATGATTCTGAAATTTTATCGAAGATTGCCTGGACTGCTAGAAGGCTTTCGCCTTCGAGTGCGCGTCCTTCTTTCAGCGCGTTCATCGCTTCTTGCAAATGTGCGCGTGCTTCGACTGTTGTTGTTGGATAGGCCGGGTAGGTAACGACTGAAACATCGCCGTCTGCAAGTGATACTTCTGTAAGGGTGCGCTCTGTTCTTCCTTCGTTCCACTTTTGACGGATTACTCTGAATGCGAAGCTCATCTGATCAACATCGCCGCGCTCTACCAATGTGTAAAGGTCGCGAGCTGCCTGGGTGTCTGGTAGATCGGCATCCATATAAAGTCCGGCTTGGTCTTCTGTAAGGCGAAGGGTTCCGTTCTTTGTTCTTGCCAAAGGTAGGCCTTCGTGGTTGATCAAGAGGCGCACATCTGGTGTCTCGGCCAAAGTCTTGCGAAATGCGCCGGGTGCGATTCTTTCAATGAATGGAAGCGGCACGCTGTCGTCATTGAATACGGCTGCGTATCCTGATAGGCGCATCGTTCCGTCTTCTGCCTGGCGTGCTTCTACGTTCTTGATCGTAAATGTGCGGCGTTCGATTTTTTTCATTTTTCTCCTTGAGTCTGCTTCTGCGTCCAGTGCATCTATTTTTCTCTGCGCCCAGTTTTGTGCTCGGTCGCTGAAGTCTGAATCTCCGCCCCATAAAAGCCAGGCCACTAATCCTGCGCCTGGGTATTGTGGATCGGACTGGTTGCTGTTCTTCGGGGCTTGGCCATCGACTTTGTGCCTTGCAAACCAGGGGGCCATTTTCCTGATCTTGTCTTCGGTTATGTTGCCTGCTGCCATCTCGCGAGCTGCTCTTTTGGTTCCTTCTGTTAATCCGTCGCCGCCATATCCTTCTGCCAAATATTTCAGGCCGCGTTTTGCATTCTCCTGGATGAAGCTTGGTACTGATAAATCAACGGCTCGCTTGTTCACTTCGCCGCCTGGCTCCATGTCTTCTGCGATCGATACGGCAACCATTTGGTCGATGGCGTCCTGCTTATTTTTGTGGCATCCGATCGTGGTGTAGGTGCCATCTGTTTCTTCTTTGACGGCTGCCCATCCAGCGCAATCGCTCTGCTTGTCGCTTATGAAATATGGCATTTATTCCACTCCATAAACTGCTGCCGGATCTGCTGGGTCGATCGTGGCCACCGGTTGCAATTGGGTGCTTGGAACTCCTGTGTGGGTCATTTCTGGTAATCCGATGGCCTCTGTTACTGCCTTTGGATCGAAGCCGACCTGAATCAACATTGACGCGATCTCTGCTCGTAGCTTGAGTCCGACGTCTGGTGCATCTGCTGCATCGATATTTTGAAGCGGCACTCTGAATTGATCGCCTGCTTCTCCTAATGGCGCTAAATCTTCGACGGCTCGGACGTCGTTCAAAGATAGGAAACCTTCTCGCAGGCCCTTTGTGTATGCATCGAATCGCTCGAGTGTGGTTCCACGAAGCAATGCATCAAGATTAAATTTAATAAATCCGTCCGGCTCTGGAAGTAATTCGGACATTGATTGTTCGATTCGTTCCAATAATGGGCGAAGTGAATGCTGCACGAATGAAAGGTTTTGAGCTTCAACGCTGGCAAATGACATCGCTCCTGCAACCGGGTGTCCTAATAGGCTGATCGGCACTCGGAATAATCTGGCAATGTCTTCAACGTTAAAGCGTCTTGCTTCTAAGAGTTGCGCGTCTGCGGCGTTTAATGTCAGCGGACGGAATTGTGCGCCGCCTGAAAGGATTCCAATCTTGCCTGCGCGGTATGGCCCGGTGTGAGTGATGTTCCAATCGCGGCCGATGTCGCCTGCCTGCTCTTCTGTTAACTCGCCCGGCACTTCAATGACGCCGCCTGGGTTTGCTGCGTTGCCTAAGTATGCGGCTGCGTATGTGTCTGCTGCCATCGCTGCGCCGATTGTAAGTCGAGCTGCTGCAATTGGGCCGAGGCCGTAAAGCGATCCTGGAAGTCTGAAGAGTGGAATGTGTTTCATTTCGCGTGATGTCAAAATGCGAGAAAATGATCCCACTTCATCTCTCATCTTGTAGACGACTGGCTCGCCTGGACGCTCACGTTCAATGCGAACGTCATCTGGATGCACGCAATAAACTTCTTGCACTTCGTCCATGTCATCGCGAACCGTAAGAATAAAAGCGTTTCCATGAATGTTAAGTGAAGCAATAATTTGCTCGTAAAACTCTAGGCGTGATGCTTCTGGATTTGGTTTGTTGATCCAGGCTGGTTGCGATCCGTAAACGCTCGCGTATGAGATTCTGTTTCTGCCGCGTCGAACGTATGCCGCAAGTGGCAATGATGAGATTGTGTCGCCAAGTAATCTAACGCATGAATAAACTGTTGACATTCGAATTGCGGAGTCTGCTGTTACATCGATTCCAGATGGGGCCATGTAAGCAGGGCGGCCTGGGATAAGTGGTTCGACCCATTGGCTATTGTTTGTGCGCTTCTGCTCTGCTGCTTTGATTCGCTTCGATAGACTCATCAGTTAGCCTTTTCTGTGATCCACACTAGAAATGTTCCGAGTGTAATTAATGCAATCGGCAATGAAAGCATTGCGATTCCTGTGGTCGCTAATGCTACGCCAGTCACTTCTGCTATGAGTGAGAAATCTATTTTTTTCATTGCGCTCCTAAAGTTGAACCGAGAAGAACCTGGCCACTGGTGGCTTTGGTTCTGGTGGCTGTGTTGCTCTGTCATATCCGAAGATTGCTGCAACGGCCGCGTCGACTTTCCGCTTCGAGCTTGCCTTTGCAACCATGACGCCCCGAGATGATTGCTTCGTGACGCAGTTTGTTATATGTCTTGCCATTCTTTCATCGCCGTCGTGAGTAAAACTTTGATTGACGACGGCTTCGTAGAACTTTTGCGTTGCTGGAACCATTCGCTCTGCGCTGTTTGGATAAGAGACGACTGGCATTCCTTGTTCGTCGAGAATCATAAAGGTGCGCTGCCATCGTGCCGGGTCGAAGACGATCTCTCTGGTTTGGAAGTTGCTGTTTCTGAAAGTGTCGATGATTGTCTGTTCGACTTCGGCCACCGGCACGTGCCATCCTTGTTCTGCGTCGTCTGGTCGTTCCCAGATTCCTACAACCATCAGATGTGGTTTGTCTCCGCCGGTCAGCCAGGCTACAAGCGCTGTGCTGTCGTTTGAGAACGCGCCGTCAAATGCAAGAATAACTTCTTCTCCGGGTTCTGGCGTTCTTTCGGTATCGATTAATGCTTCCCATGATCCTGTTGGAAGCCAGGCGGTTGCTGTTGATACGAAGCAATTTGTTCGCTTGGTTCTAAATTCTGCCTCTGGTGTTCGCAGGACTGCGCTTTCAAAATCTTCGGCGTCGACGATGTCTGCGAAGCCGGGGTTCGATTCAATCCAGAGCTGCTTGTCTCTGTGATCTGCTTCTGGGTTTTTCGGTTCCCACCAAGCGAAGAAGAAAGACGGATCTACAAGTTCGCCCTTTACGAGCTTCTGGCCGTATTGATATAAAGAATAGGCGAGGCTGTCTTGGCCGTTTGCTTGCGTCTTTACTCCTGCTGTGGTGATTCCTAGAAGAAGTGAATCGGATCGTGCGCCGCCGGCGAGTGACATGACATCCCAGAGTTCGCGGTTTGGTTGCGCATGAACTTCGTCAAAGATAACAATCGGCGAAGGGTTGAGTCCTTCTTTCGTGTATGCCTCTGCTGAAAGTGCGCGGTAAACCGATCCCTTATCTTTGTATTCGATTACGTCTCGGTAAAGTGTGAACATCGAAGAAAGTTCCGGGTCAAGTTCAACCATTCGCTTTGCTGTTCCAAAGACGATGCGTGCCTGATCTCTATCTGCTGCGCAAGAATAAATTTCTGATCCGTTGCCACCAAGTGTGAGTGCTGATAAACCCATCGAAGCTGCGAGCGCGGACTTGCCGTTCTTTCGTGCCATTCCAATCAGGGCGACTCTGTGTTTCATCCTGCCGTCTGGCCTGCGTGCTAGTGCGTGGTTTAGAAGTTCCTTCTGCCAATCGCGAAGATGTAAAAGTTCGCCGGCTGGTGCTGCAACCGAGTCTTTGGTTACTCTACAAACCGCTTCAGCGAATTCTGCATAAAGTGGGCCGTCGCCGCGTTTGCGGTCTGCAATAGCCACCGGCGTTATCCAACGCGGAGGCCATGATTGTATTTTTTTCTTAGCCACGTGATCGCGTCATTAATTCCTGAATGCGTGTTTGTGCCTGCACTTCTGCAAGTCCAAGACGTGAACGCTCGACTGGGTTAAATGCGATCAAGGAAAGCATTGCAGTTATTTGATGATCAAGGTGGCGAAGTGCTACGCGGTCGCGCCATTCTCCGCCTCTGAAAACTATCGCCCGAAGTTGGACGCGTTCATCCATCGTCTCGCAGAGAATCATTACGTGTTCGATGTCTGTTGTTGGAGAAATCCATGCGCGTCCTGCTTGCCAGATTCTCTCCCACATATTTTGTCCTTCTTGGCCAAGTGGTCGAAGTGGTTCTGGTGTTTCTTTCGCCATTGGTAGTGCAATCAGGTTTGCTCTATCTGGCAGTGGTCGCTTTCCTGGGTTACCAAGTTTGCGCTTTTGCTCGATTGTCTTTGGGGGATTAGGCATTGTCGCTTCCTATGAAATCGTAAGGCTTGCCGGTGAGTTCGTTAATTGGAAGAATTCCAGTCAGCTCTTGCCAGCGCTTGCATATAACGTCTGCGTATATCGGATCTAATTCAACAAGCGCGGCCGTCATTCCGAGTGTGTGAGCTGCGACGAGTGTTGATCCTGATCCTGCAAAGGGATCCAGAACAAGCGATTCACGATTTGCCGAGTTGCTCAATATTCGAGTGATGAGGTTGATGGGCTTCATGGTTGGATGTTCTGAATTTCTACGTGGACGTGGTTCGCGGATGATTGTCGATGACTCTCTTGCTGTCTCGATTATCTTTACGAGTTCCGTCTTGCTCAATGTGTCCAGGTCTTTCGTTGCGAAGTCGAGAACGGTTGAGTCGTTGAATGGGCCAAACCAGGGATGTGCTGCTCCTGGTTTCCATCCGTAAATAATTGGTTCATGCTGCCAGTTGTAATCCTGGCGGCTAAGCACGAAGTTGTCTTTCACCCAAATCAATATTTGTTTGAGCATCCATCCTGCACTGGCAAGTGTCGTTCTGAATGCTTGGCCGCTTGAGTCTGCGTGGCAAACATAGATTGGGCATCCTGCTTTCGCGTTCTGGTACATCGCTGCGTAGACCGCGAGCAGGAAGGATTCAAATTCTAGTTCTGTCATTGCGTCGTTCTGGATTGTTAGTCCTTCACTGGTTCCGCCTGTGTATCCCACGTTGTATGGCGGATCTGTGAAGATGCAATCTGCAAGTTTGCTATTGAGTGCCTTGCTTAAAATTTCGGGGTTTGTTGAATCGCCAACAACAAGTCGGTGCGGCCCGAGGATCCATGTGTCGCCTTCGATGCTGTGCGCTGTCCTTGACTTTGCTGGAGCTGCATCTAAGTCGCCGGCCATTGGTATCTCTTCGACTGGCATCTTCAGAATTTCTGCGATCGCTTCTTGGCTGTAGCCAGCGTCGCTTACTAGTTCTGGATCTACATTGACGAGCTGCGCGATCATCTCTCGAAGCGCGTCTTCGTCGTAAGTTCCAAGTTCGGCGGTGCGGTTATCTGCGAGCGCGAATGCGTGCGCTGTGTTGTCATCGTCGTCTGTCCAGACGACTGCGATCTCTTTCCAGCCGAGCTGCTTGGCTGCTTGCCATGTGTGGTTGCCGGCGATGATGGTTCCGTCGCTGTGCTTTGCCACGATCGGTTTGCGCTGGCCGAATCTTTCGAGCGATCGTGCAACGGCCGCTATGTCGCCCCTGCGTGGATTGCCAGGCAGCGTGTGTAGATCGTCGATCGGCGTTGCCAAGCTCTTCAGACTTTCATTGATCATTTTTTTCCCCCTTGTTTGGATTCTATCGTGCCGGCCCCTGAAAACCCCTGAACTGCGCCGGTGCGCACGCTCG